TCTAAGAAACAAACACCAGTTGTATCAGGTTTTTTGAGAAACTCTGGTTATATTGCATCAGATTATAAAACAAAAGGTGCTTCTGTGTATGTTGGTTATCATGCAATATATGCAGCTAAAACACATGAGAATCCAAGAACGGGTAAAACAGAAGGAAAGTCCCCATCGGGTCAAAAATATCCACCTAACTCATGGTCTGCGGTTGGTAAATGGAAATTCTTAGAAGATCCCTTAAAGGAAAATGCAGCTCGATTGCTTTCAATTATTAAGAGTGTGGCAAGGATTAAATAATGAATCCCCCCTCTGTAGATGTGAAAGACATATTAGAAAACAACGATAGTTCTGGGTCTTTTTACGATTTTGGAACATCCTTGTTTATTTCATTTGAACCCGATACTCCTGATCGTTGCGTGACAATTTTAGATACCGGTGGTTTTGATCCTGATGTTGTAGCAATTTATGAACGCCCTACCATTCAGATAAGAAGCCGCGATCGTTCCGATCATTACCAACGTGCCTATGATACTATAAAACATGCTGTTGATATTTTACATGCAAATCGTTTTACAAGAAACTCCACCATATATGTTTTTTCGCAACAGGGGGATATTTTTTATTTAGGCCGGGATGAAAAGAATAGAATAACGTTGACCGCTAATATGCGGATTCAGAGACATCCATCAACATAACAAAAGGAGATAAACAATGGCTGTTGCATCAGTAGGAACAATTCTAAAAAGAAGTGCGAATGATAGCTCCGGGTCGACTTATGCGGCCGTGGGCGAAATCAATTCTATTGATGGTCCCAACATGTCCCGGGACACCATCGAAACAACTGCATTAGATACCGCTGGTGGGTATCGAACCTTTATTCCATCATTTAGGGATGCTGGTGAATTGAATTTGGATATGAACTTTACCCTGGATTCATTTGATGACATGCTGCTGGATTTTGAATCCTCCGACATTCGTTACTGGCAGATTGTTTTTCCGGATACTGGAGCGACTACTCTGGAATTCGCTGGTTATGTAACATCTCTTGGAACGGGGGCATCCACCGATGATAAGGTTATGGCTACGGCCACTATTAAGATTAGTGGTGCAGTAACCCTCACTTCGTAAATTTTTATAATAACCATTAATGGTAAGGAGTATTTTGAATGAGCCTTTTAACCAAAAAAGACATTCTTGAGGCAAAGGATTTCAAGGAAGAAACTGTGAATGTTCCTGAATGGGGTGGGGAAGTTAAATTACGGGGTCTCACAGCGTCTGAACGTGATGCTTTTGAACATGCATTATTTGAACAGGCAGATTCCCCCGGAATGAAAGTTGTACGTTCCAGTCTGTGTGCAAGGTGTATTATCGATGAAAAAGGGAAAAGGTTATTTACAGATGCAGACATTAAAGCATTGGGAGAAAAATCGGCCATTGCTTTAAATCGGGTGTTCAAAGTCGCTCAAAAACTATCCGGTCTAAGAGAAGAAGATGTTGAGGAACTGGCAAAAAACTGACCAAAAGGCCAAGCAGGCTTTTTCAATTCCGTTTGGCCTTAGAATTAGGATATCCTCATCCCGATCATCTTTTAAGGGAATTGACAAGCAAACAATTGTCGGAGTGGATGGCATATTTTATGCTTGAGCCGTTTGGACCAAGAAGAGAAGATGAAAGATTTGGTATTCTTGCTTGTCAAGTAATTGGACCTCATTTGAAAAAAGGCAAGAAAGTATCAATCAACAATTTTTTTCCGGATAGAGTGGAGTTGATGGGGAGGAAGCGAAGGAAACAGTCATGGCAAGAGCAGATGAAAATTTTAATGCCTTTAGTTAATAAGGATAAATAATGGCTTGGTCTCTTGGCAATTTATTTGTCAACATTTCAATGGACTCCACTCGTCTTAGTCGTGATGCTAAAAAAGCAGGCAAGACGGTAAACGGACTTGAAAAAGACTTTAAAGGTCTTAAAAGTTCCGTTTTAAGTGCCCAAAATGTATTTGCCGGAATGGGTGGCTACCTGGCTACCCAGTTTGCAAAGGACTTATGGAGAACAGCTGTAATGGTTGATCAGGTTAATCGTGCATTTATGGTGATTGCCGGTGGTGGGGGAGGGCCATATAATGCACGAAAAGAATTAAATCTTATCCGTGAAACAGCCAAGGAGCTTGGTCAAGAGTTCTGGAGTCTTACGGATTCATTTAAGTTCATTGCCGCCGCCGCAAAAGACACCGCCTTGGAGGGGGAAGGAACAAGGGACATTTTTCGTGCTGTGTCTGAAGCTGGTACAGCACTTGGATTGACTAATACACAAGTAAAAATGTCTTTGTATGCTATTTCTCAGATGATTTCTAAAGGAACAGTCAACGCGGAGGAATTAAGGCAGCAATTGGGTGAAAGACTCCCCGGTGCCTATCAAGCGATGGCACGAGCATTGGGTGTCACCACTAAAGAATTAAATAAAATGTTGGAGCAGGGAGAGGTTATAGCAACGGAGGCAATTCCTAAACTTGCTAAAGAATTGAGTAGAATGTATGCAGGTCCAGCCTTACTTGCTGCAGATAAACCAATTGGTGTTTTGAATAGATTTAAAACAGCTTGGATTGATTTGAAAACTGAATTATCCGAAGGAGCTTTTACAGAAGGAGCGGTCCAAGGGTTAAGAGAACTAACCTCCATTTTAAAGGATGAAGAGGTTATAAGTTCTTTAAAGAGCATAATTGAGGGTATTGTCAATATATCAGCAGTGGTTGGGGATTTGGCTAAAAAGCTTTTGGCAATTCTTTCTAAATTTGAAGGAAGTGCCGATACTGCTATGATAGGTGTTATTGGAAGGATTCTCTTTGGTTCTTGGGGTCCTGGGTTAATAGCAGCGGGTATTTATGAAGTTTCCAATGCATTTGAGGATCTTCGCAAGAAAATCATTGAAATGAATGATTTAGATCCAAGTAAAAGTGCTTGGACTATTGCTCGAGAAGAAGGTCTGAAAAAGCAGATAGCATTGTTAAAAGAAAAAATAAATCAAGATGAAAAAGACGCAGAAGGATGGAGGGGAAAGCTATTTGGAAGCGAGGTTTTTAATAAGCAAAAAGAAAAACGCCTTGAAAAGTTAGCAGAACTAATGGCTAAAATTGGGGAAACTCCGGGTCGGGGAAAACTATTTGATTTAACTAGTATCGAACCCCCCGTAATTCCAAACTGGAGAAAGGAATATGATTTAGATTTTGAAGGGGCCGAAAGAAAATTAAATTGGGGGGAACCCACCGATAAGAAAGCTCTAAAAGAATTAGAAAAATGGGCGTATGATTATGAAGATTATATGAAAATGGCTTCAGATGCTTTTGATAACTATTCTCCGGATTGGGATGGTTATACCAAAGATCAAAAAAATGCTTTTGTTGAACTGGAAAATTTGTACAAGAAGTTTGCAGATCAAGCCAGCAGGGTTGAAGAAGTTATGCAAAAAATCCAGGATCGTGTAAAAGAAAGCACACTTGAAGGATTGGATTTAGAATTATATCGTATAGATAAAGAATTTTCCGAGTACATGAAAAACGTCCCTGCTAAAATGATCCCTGAATTGGAGAATATGCGGGATCAATTAAAACAATCTACTATTCTCGAATTTGAATTCAAGGCAAAACTTGATTACCAAGAGATTCTTTCTCAGTTTGAAGATTTGGCCCGAACTGTTCAAGATGTTTGGGATCCTGTGAATTATGATATAGATTATGGCCCTATTGATAAAGTTGCAGCAGCAATTCAAAGAGAATATGAAGCCCAGTTAAAACTCAATAAAGAATTAGATTATCAGTTTCGATTAATGGAGGCTGTTGAAGATACTTATGATCTAGATTCAGGAGTTTCCCCCGAAAACATTTTAGATGAAATAAAAGCCCAAAATAAAGAATTTGAGAAATTAGAAAAGCAATCGGAAGACACATTTAATTTTATGCTCGAACTGACCGAGCACACAGCTAACAAGATGCAGGATACTTTTTCCAATGTTTTCTTCGATTCGGTCACGGGTGAGTTAAAAGATTTTGCTGATTATGCCGACGCCATTTTTAAATCGATTGCAGGGGCATGGTCGGATATGATGGGTCAGATGTTGGCCCAACAAACATTTGGTAAAGATTTTAAGGGTGGTGGGTGGTTGTCTTCTTTGGGAGATTTATTTTCTACAAACAGCACAGGATTTTCTGGAAACGCGACTGATCTAACAGGAGCTTTTTCTGGTGATGCTCAAATGGCATTTGCTGGAGGTGGATACATCGGTGAGAAAGTACGTGGAATGGGGTTGTCTTCGGGGAAATCATATGAATTTCATCCGAATGAGTTTGTAGTGCCAAGTGATTCTTTAGGTGGGGGTAGTAACGTCCAAGTGATTATTAATGAGGCTCCCCCAGGTACATCAGCCAAAAAACAGCAGCAGGGCGATATTACCCAGTACGTGATCAATCTTGCAGCGGGATCGGTTTCCGGTCACACAGCTTTAGGAAAAGCGATTGAATCTACATACGGTCTGAGTCGTACGGGTAGGAGGGCATAATGGCACAAACCTGGCCAGCAACAGTTCCAACAAGTGTAATTCATGGTTCTTTTAGAGAAAGTCCCCCTGATAACACACTCCGATCCCCTATGGATGTTGGCCCGGATAAAGTTCGCAGACGTTCAACCTCCGAACCGAGACCTTTAGGTTGGGATTCTCAAATGACCACAGCACAGGTTGCTACGTTTGACACATTTTACAACACGACCTTGGTGTCTGGTACTTTAACTTTTAATTTTCCACATCCAAGGACAACAGTTTCTTCTGAAATGCGATACACCCAACCCCCTCAATATACTCCAGTTGGGGATGGGCAATGGATGGTATCTATGCAGGTTGAAATAATGCCATGACAGTAAGTACCACATTCAAAGCCGCCGCTTACGCCCAGCAAACTGATGAAGTTGCGTTGGTAATCCTGGCTATCGCCCACTCCGATCTGGCGGCAACCATTCGCGTGGTCAACAACACAGAGAATGTCACCAGTGGTGGTGATGAATACCTGGCGGCGGGATTCGACATCAAGCTGCCCAACGATGACGGCAGGACCACGATCAGCGTGTGTAACATTGATCGGATTATGGTAAATGCCATCCGATCAATCAGCTCGCGTCCAACGGTCACTATGTCGGTAATACTGGCCTCCGACCCGGACACCATCGAGGTAGGGCCTTATGTCATGGAGTTATCCGAGGTGACTTTCGACGCTTTCACCGTCACCGGCACACTGACTTTCGATGATTTTTTAGATGAACCTTTTCCCGGCGACAAATTCACTCCGGGGCAATTCCCTGGGTTGTTCTGATGAACGTCAACGCTTACGTCGGTGCGCCATTTAAAGCCAATGGGCGAGGTCCGGCATACGATTGTTGGGGGCTTGTTCATGTAGTTTACCGTGATCTGCTAAACATTAATGTGCCAAGTTATGACGATCAGTATTTTGGCGTAAAGGACAAGAATCTGCCCAGCCTGATTGAGTTCGAGGCTAGAAAATGGCGCTGGGTAGAAACGGAGCAAGACGGTGATGTGGTACTAATCAAGATAGCAGGACGTTTGTTCCATATCGGGGTAGTGGTCGATACTGTGAAAAAAGAAATGCTACATGCTTTGTCAGGATGCGATGCATGTATTGAACCTTATACAAACATGCGCTGGAGAAATCGAATTGCCGGATTCTTACGACATCATTCCCGTTAGTGCTCGAAGCGTTATCGGAGGTCCACCGGAGATCATCAATCTTCCGCAAGGACGGACTGTTTCCGAAATGCTTGAATTTACGGGTTTGCAGCCATATGGACTGCATGTGTTCGTCGATGACCGGCTAATCGAACCATGGCAGTACCCAATCATCCGACCCATGGCTGGTGAACGTGTGTTCATTTGCATTGTGCCACAGGGAGGGGATGATTCCAATAAGCTGCTGCGAAGCGTAGCCATGATCGGCATCATGATTTTGGCGATTTATGCGACTGGTGGAACAGCGGCATTTGGAGTTGTTGGGGGATCAACGGGATTTGGTGCCGCAGCCGGTCTTGCTGTCAGTATTGGTGGTTCTCTATTAGTCAACGCATTAATTCCACCGACGATACCAGATGAACCACAATTAACAGACCAAGGCAGCACAGCAAAAACATATTCGATAACAGGCGCGGGTAATCGTTACCTGCCATTTCAGTCTATTCCAAAAACATTAGGCACGGACCGTGTTTTCCCACCATATGCCGCCAAACCATATACGACCATCGTTGCCAACAGCCAGTTTGTTAACATGCTTTTTTGTTTGGGCAGGGGGCCACTTGATGTCAGTGAAGAAAAACTGGGTGAAACCCTTCTTGAAAATTATAGTAATTATGAAATTAGTTATGGAACTGGAAAATATCCACCAGATCATTTTAGGCACTATACTTATTTACAAGAACCATTATCCATCTTGCTGGATGTTGATGATACCGAAGGAAATAAACACGCGGGTCTAACAGCAACCGTACAGACAACCGATGGCGATGTAAGATGGGTCCAGATCGAATTTTATTCTCCGGCACTTTATTTTGCGAGTGAGTTTTCAGGAGGAACCCTTCAGCGAGTCGATGTAACCGTTGAAGTCAAATATCGGGTCAACGGTGAAACAGAATGGTCAGACTTTTTGTTTGATTGGACTCATTTAACAACCAGCCCAAATATGCGCGGTAGTGGAAATACACTGACAATGACCGGATACACCGGCACACCGAGTCGGTACGGCATTCAATATCCTATGCCTGCGATAGAAACTTATGATATTAGCATCCGTCGTACCAACCTGGTAGCTTGGATTACCGAGGAAGATGATATTTATAGTGATGCGCTTCATGATGACCTTTACTGGGCAAGCCTGACATCAATTTCAAAAGAAGTATTCAGCGCACCCGATGATATGGAATTTGTCAGCCTGAGAATCGAGGCAACAGAACAGCTAAACGGAGCACCGGACGATTTTAATGTAATGGTGTCCGCCCATCATCCTGTTTATTCATCCAGTTATACGAGCAATTATATTTTTCATGGCATTAACAATGGTTTTGCAATTACAAACGGCGTAATGACCATTGATAATAAATGGATCAATGTTAAAGCAGATCCAGAAAATTTTATGCGCGATGACACAGGTATCATTGTTCAAGACGATGATCTTAAATATGTTTCTCTTGAAGATACTGATTGGGATATAAGTAAATCCGGTTTGTCAGTTACCGGTTCAACATCATTAACCATTGAATTGCGAATCAGACAACGGCAATACTCAATTCCTCTGACGAATCGTCTTTACTGGAGCACTTCCAGCCATGGTTTTTCAACATCTTATTATATAGAATTTACGGTTACCACTGTTGGGACATGGGAAACATTAACCCTTGATATGAGCAGCCCAACGGTCGGTGGCACTGACTGGACCAGCAATACAATAACAGGGTTGAAGCTTTGGTTCAACACAGTAGATTACGGAGAGCACTATGACATTGATTTTTTAAGAATCCAGGACAGCGTTGCTGATGGCTGGACATATAAAGTCACATCTAATCCGGCATGGATTTACGCCGATATTTTAACTTGCACGGCAAACCATCGTGCAAAAGCGTTATCTACTATGGATACAACCGTTCTACCGGCGTTTGCCGCGTTTTGCACCACAAATGGATATACCTATAACAATACGGTGTCCGGGCGTAGTATGCGGGATCTCATGCGGTGTGTGTGTGCTGCTGGGCGTGGGGCATGGACGATAAATGCGGATGGCACTTATTCAGTTATCTACGATAACGAGCAAACCAATGTCTATCAAGTGTTTTCACCCAGAAATACTTGGGGATTTTCCGGGCATAAGCCATTTATAAAAATGCCCCATGCGTTAAGGGTGTCATATCGGAATAAAGACGACAATTATGATCTGGACGAGGTATTGGTCTATGCTGATGGGTATGATGGTGACACAGCTACGTTGTTTGAATCCATGGAGTTCGATGGTCTGAATGACTTTGATTTGATTTA